TTCGCCGATTCTTTTATAGGCGTTTTGTAATTCACTTTGCAATTGGTGCACATTGTTTTCTAATAAATCTATTGTATTAGCTTGAGCCAAAATAATTCTTCGATTCTTTTCGGCTTCCATTTCGTCTGGTAACATTAAAAAGCTCCATTTTTATATGCATATTCTAAAGCATTATTTGCTTCTTTTTCAAGAGACCTTTTTTGGTATCTGTTAGCAGTGTCTCTATCTATTTCTCTTACGAGTTCTACTATTTCATTTGGTGTCATTGGATATTGTTTGTCTATAGCATTACCGGCAATAGAACACATAAGCTTATAGAACATTCTATATCTGCCAGTATTGTCTATATTAGCGATAGCAATATATTCGCCAAGTAATTTCTTATTTACAAATGGGCAATCTCTGTAACCCGACCAACGATATTCGGTATTCTCAAGAGAGGCTTTACGGTGCTCTATTATTTGTTTTCGCCATTCGTCTGGTAGATTAGCCATAAAATCCCCAGTCTTTTTCTCGACATAAGGATGCTTAGCTATTAGATAATCTGGATCTATATCTGAACCAGCCGTATTATTAAATATAAAGTTATTAGCGCCGTCATACTGTGCAGGTACATAATACATACGAGAAAGATCTTTAGTCTGTTTATCTCCAAGCGAGTCAAGTTCCGTGTTGAGGGCGAACCAGAAAGCTTTGATTCTATCTCCTTCAAGCGGTGTCTTAAGAGGAAATACCAATCTGAACTTTGGTAAAGAATTAGTACTGCTAGCAGTAGAATAGCAAATAAAATTGTGACTTCCGAAGCGTAGTTTAAGGGCATCTTCTAGATTCCCCTCAAACGCATGATCATCAATATCAACAGCAGCCCAACTTGCCCAATTGACCACATTCGCATTGGCCCTAGTTGTACCAGGTACATAAGTAGCCGGTGATATAAGTTCTGCATTTGTTTTACCTTTTAATGGTCGTTCTGATAATTTATATAGAAATTTAGAAAATTTATCCCAAGTGTCAAAATCAAATCGTTTATTCGTGGTATTATCAAACCGACTTTCGAATACTGTCATAGAATACATTATACAAAGAATTCCTCCAAGGTTGCCACTGGTTCTGGGTTCCAACCTACAGCATGTAGAATTGGTAGTAGTGGATCAATAAATGTCTTCTCAAACATTATACCATAATCTACATACTGTTGTAAACCAAATTCTTTCGGCAATACGCCAGGAAATGATATTACATTTTCTTTAATAGGATTAGGTTTCTTCAAATAAACAAATTTAATCTTTTCTCCATTCTTCACAGTCTCATATTTTTTCTCTAAAGAATAACTTTTTACGAGATTATTATATAGCAAAGATCCTCTTACGTGAATAGGAGTACCTTTCTTATATATTTCTTTTCGGTCTTTCCATTTTACGATTTCAGTTACACCACGAGGAAACGATACGGCCTCTGCAGGCAAACTTGAAAATTCTTTCTTAAATTCTGCAATAAACCTTTGCGTTTCAGATTCGTTGCTATTTATGATGACGTTGAATACTTCTTTAAACTTATTACGTACAATTTCAGGAGTAGAAGACTTAATTGCTTCTATACCCATCATCTTAAGTTTTGGTTCAGCAAACTGTACGCCTTCAGAATTATGTACATTTAGAATATATCTTTTCTTTGCAGTCCATATGCCACGATCCGCAATAACTTCGCGAGCCATTTCCATACGAGGCGTATAACCATTCATGACAAAAAAGAACTCGTCATAAGCTTTCGCCATCACCGGTTCAAAATGCTCTTTACATATTTTGTCAAGAAATTTAACAGGATCTTTTGGTTTAAACTTCTCAACAAGAGGACCCATATTGACATAGATAGAATCGGTATCAATCGCAACAATATAATCTTTATTGGCTTTTGTAATATCGTTCATCGCTATATTCATGCACTGCTCGGCCCATTTAATAACGGTTTGACCAGTAAGCGTAACAGATTCTGCGAGCGCATTATCAAAATATTTGAAATACTTATTAGCAAGAGCACCATACAAAGAGTTTAACAAAATCTTAATTGCCATCTGATTGTTTTCAGCTTGATTAATTTTAGAAAGAAGAGATTTGTCTTTTGTCTTCTCATATTTAGATTGAGCTTCAAGCATTTGCTTTTTAACGATAGTTCTTTCAGCATAATAGTCAACAATCAATTGTGGAATAATACCCTGTTTAGTGCGCTCAAAGGGTACACCAGAAGCGCATACGCTATAGTTATTATCCACAGGCGCAGATCTGTCATGTTTGGAAAGATAGTAATCAACTCCTTGCGGAAAGCGGATTGTATGATCTCTACAAATAGTTTCTGGCGATATATTTTGTTGAACGATAATATTAGGATACAGAGAATTAAGATCAAAAGATACCACCCAATCATGTGCACCTACATGAGGATCTTTTACATATCCGCCTTCAATGACATTTGGATTTGAATTATTGGCATATGGTACCTTTTGTATTTGTTGCACTGGTGATATAATGTTCTGAGATAATAATCTACGATATATAATCGATTCCCATATATTAGTAGTTCCGAAAGTATCGTTCAGATTAACACCACCACGATATGCCATAGTTAGGGCAAGAGAAATAAGGCCCATCTTCTGATCGATCCGATCAACGAGTTGAACATCTTTGATATTATAATCAATAAACTTCTGATGGTTTTCTTTATATAACGTATAAAGATTACCGTGTTCTTCATATGATAATTTCTTTTCACCTACAACTACGTAGCCAATATGATCAAGCTTATACGATTCTTGATTTCCATATGAATATCCGAACTTCTTGAATAACTCAAGATAATCTGCTTGTTGAATACCAACAATTTCATATGCTGGAAGTTCACGCTGCATAGAACGTACGTTACGCTCGTTAACCATATTCCAAGGAGATAAGCGACGAACTGCTTCTTCTGATCCAATAAGACGAATACGATTTACGATATAAGGAATATCGAAGTGTCTTGAGTTCCAACCAGTAATTACATCAGGATAATTCTTAGTCCAATATCCTAAAAACTTTGCAAGCAATTCTTCTTCTGATTTGCAATGATGATATTGTACAAGATCGCCTCGCATATCTATTTCAGATTTTTCTGGATCCCATTCATCTAGACCCCAAACTTGATAAACCGACGACTTGCTAGATTTTAGTGCAATTGAGATTACTGGATAAGCTGCTTCTTCTGGAGTAGGAAAGCCATTATCAGAAGCTACTTCGATATCAAAATTAACTACGTTTACATGGTTAATATCAAACTGAATATTATCAGGAAACTTATCTGTAATAAATTGATGAATATAATTAGTAGTACCATAGATACGTTTGCCTTCAACGCCTGAATACATTTCTACGTATTCTTTTGCGTCTCGCATAGAAGGAAATTCTTTTGGTTGAACATTACCTCCACCAAAGGCTTTATAACCAGTATCTTTTTGCGATAAGCTATAAAGCGTAGGTCTAAATTTATATTTGTGTTGAATTGCCGAACCATTATCAGAATAGCCGCGATATAATATTGAGTTACCATATCGATTCACTGATGTATAAAAAGCCATGTATTCTCCTATCTTCACACCATTCTAACACAAAAAAGAGGGATTGTAAACCCCTCTTTTATAAATTCTTACCATCAAGCGTATGAGTGCCTGAATTATGTAAAGCCCATCGAAAGCTGTCCCACATGTCCCAGCCTTCTGATCTAAGTTTGGCATACCATTGTTTAAATCTTTTATATCGTTGGATCGTACTGTTCTCCAGTCATTAGGATCTCGTTTTATAATAAGAGCGATAAATCTCTCGAAGTTCTATATTATCAGTGGATTCTTGTACTATATAATCGGTCTTATCAATTTCAGCTGCAGTTCGGTCTGCCATGCCAATAGCATCTTCTTGTCTACTGGCAATAGCAATAATCTCGCCGTCCTTCTTTCTTACAATAAACATTAGTTCAGTCCAAAGCAAGGTAGGAGAGTAAGATTACAATAACGAGCATAATCTTCAAGACCTACCATTGCCATTAGCAACAAGACAGGAATAACTGCAATCATAAAAACAATTACCGCAAATGCTTTTGCAAGGCCTTTGGTTGTACAATAATCATGATGAGGTTGTTCTGTCATTTTCATAAAATCTCCAGCAGTTGTAAATTTCAAGTCTTGCATTTCATTATTCATGTTCGCCGCCGGGTCCTCTCCCACTATAAAAGCCATATGGTTGACGCTTGGCTATTTCAAAAGTAGCCACAGTAATAGCAACTGCGCCGAGTAACAGTGAATGAGCAATCATACTATAAAGACCTGCCCACATACTACCTGCTACAAAACCAAATACAATACACCACATCCACGCAAGAACCTGCATGATCATATGGCGAGTATTTAAATCTGGAATATTACTCAACGGATTAAGATTGTGATCCATTACTACATTCCAGCAACTAAAAATAAACGCGCTCATTATTTTTTCTCCGAAACAAAGCTATACATTTCTTTTGCTTTTTCCATTAGTTCATCCATAGAATAAGGTTGGCAAGATTTGTGAAATTCTTCAGTCGTTGCTTTATTTGCCTCGAACTGCTGTCTCCAAAAGTCCATATTAATTTGGTACTGTTGATCCATGTAATCTTTTGCTAGTTTAAGCATATCTGCTCTTATTTCAAACGGATTTTTACTACTCATTTCCGAAACCTTTCATATCGCTTGCAAGCTTATCGACGGCTTCGTCCATAGCTTTGAGTTGATCTTTATAGAAATTGAAAGTGTAAGCATTCATTGCTTTGCTAAAAGTATTCCAACCGGTTACTTTTAAGTCGACCATTTCTTCAAAAAAAGTTCTATTATGGTCCGTAAGTTGTTTATATGTAAAAATCATTTACATCTCCTATTTTGTGTGTTGTGTGTGACTAAGAGGGCGATTACCCGCCCTCTGACTTTTTAAAGCCTTCTCATAATAAAGTTGTATTTATAATACATTCATTTGACTGACTGTATGCATCAAAGACTGCATAAAAACCTATCATTATGCATACTAAGATTAGCATCGACATTGTAGCAAAAAAGGCTAAACCAAGCCTCTCCACCAATTCTGATGTAACCATTATACGGCAAACATCAATAGAAGTGCTACAAGGAATGCAAAGATTCCTAATGCTTCTGCAAAAGCTATACCAACAAACATTGTTGAGTTGTCTGCTTTTTTGGGCATGTATTTAAACACACTACCTACAACCATTGCAACTCCGATGGCAGCGCCACCCATTCCAAAGGTTGCTAGTCCTGCGCCGATCAAGGCACCCATTGTTGCGATATCACCGGTCATTTTGCAATCTCCCGATTTCCATCATACAACGTTTCGATTCCTCGATCATACCCATTCTTGCGAGTTCCGCTGCCGCTCGGCTGTAGCCAATCATTTGCGAATAGCGATCTAGTGAAGACCACAAACCCGACAAGGGTGAGAAGACATAGTTTGCTACTAAAGCTGTCATTAAACCCACCCTCTTAAATTATCATTCTGATGATGAGCGACGTACCAAATATCACCTCTACAGAGGCCAATATCTGCTAATTCTTTATCAGTTAATTTTGATAACTCTTTAATAGTCTGGCGGGCTAATTTATTTTGAACTCTTGATTCTCTGACTTCTTTTATAAAATCAGTAAAAAGCTCAACGGTTTTCGTTAAGTAGCTGTGCGCTACTATTATATGTTGTGTCATTTTCGACCTCGTTTTTTCCAATTGAAATTTTACGAGGACGCATTTCTTCAGGAATGACGTACTTCAGTTCGATTGCAAGTATGCCATCTTGAATATCTGCTCCGTGCACTTTTACGTGCTCAGACAGCCGGAACGTTCTTTTAAATTTCTTCGTAGAAATACCACGATGAATAAAATCACGACCCTTAGAAACATGCTCACCCATCACAGTCAAGGTACGATCCTTAACTTCGACAGAGAGTTCGTCTTTCGAGAATCCAGCCACAGCCATTTCGATCAAATAATCTTGATCTGTTGTTTTAATAATATTATGTGGAGGATAGTGGTCTTGAGCATGTTTAGCAGTAAACTCTAACTCATTAAATAAATGGTCAAAACCAACGAATGATGAACGGGGAAATAGTGTTGTTAAGCCTGTCATTGTTATCTCCTTTTGATCAAGCAAGATTAAAAATGGACCCGGTTATCCGGCATCCTTAATTATTTATATAATACTTTTATGCGAAAAGTACATAGGCGGTATGCGTTTTTTTACACTTCCATGTCAATAAATTGACCTTGAATTTCTCCCGGACTAACAGTAGTACCATCTCTATTATATCGCAATGCAGCCTGATCTCTTAGCATCTGTACTTCTTTTGCACGTTCTTCGATTTCTTTAATTCTATTAAGTTTAATCTCAGCACGAGTAGCTGCTTCTACCACACGAATACGTTCTTTTTCTTGTGGTGGTTTTATGTGTTCACTATTGGGATATACGTTAGGATGCCCTAACTTAGCGGCTTGGATTTGCTGATACATTTCGAATGGCATGCCGTTAGTCGGGAGTGTTTTCATTACTTATTTCCTATATTATATTTAGGGCAAAGTTCCCATTCATTCTTATCTTTGAATGGAATAATTTTAATTTGTCGCAATGGAGCAACATTAAGTTCTTCTTTTTTTACAAATTCGATTAAACCCCAATCACCTAATAATGTAGCAATGGTATTACGTCTTGCTAAATCATTTTCTTCGAGATTAGATTTTTTACCATCAAGCATAAAGAGCTCTTTAAAATGCACAATAAAATATCTGCCTTGCTTATGTAAAATATGACACGACTGATATAGCTTTTTATCTTTGCGAGATGCTACACCGATACGAGTGAGTGTTTCCCTTACTTTAAGAAAATCATCCGGCTCATTGAGTGTAATCTCCAACATAGCATCTGGAGCCCACTCTATAACATTATTTTCTTCCACCTTTATTCACCTTTTCTTTTATTTTTTTTATTTGGTCAGGTGATAAGAGTGGTAAGGCCTGTCTTGCTTTTTCATTACTGTAACCATAGTATTCTTTAACCACTTCAATATCACGATCCGACTCAGGTTTATTCCATTTCGAAAATCGCTTGCGTTTTCTGATTGTATTTATAAGAAAGTGAAATTGTAGTTTGCTATCTAAATTGTGGTGTTGATTCATCATATTAGCAAGAGAGGCCGTGTCATAAAAATAACTAAGACCTCGGTTTACCATAAAAGAATTGTAAGATTTCTCACATTGCTCGGTAACCATTATATCTTGTTTAGTATCATTAATCGATTTCAAATAATCAAAATGGTTCATAGCGCGCTCGCAACAGTTTGCATACGCATGACATCCATGACAATATCGTGGCGTGGATCATGATGTACAAATTTTTCTTCTAATCCGGCCGGAATAAATTTATTATCGATATCAGTACCCCATAACATTCCATCTAACATAGATCGAGTATCACGAATAATCCACCACGGATATGGCA